CTAAGTGTAGCGAGAAAGCGGACGCAATGGATATGGACATACCATACTGTGCAAGACATTGGTTTGAATTATATGGAGATAACGATGGGAAGAGTGAAGGATTGGTTAATCGAAATGGAAGAAAACGCCATAGATATGACCCGCGAAGAGTGGATTCAGAATTATGGCGTTGACTATGTGAAGATATATGAGGAGGTAAATGATGCGAAATCTGACAGCGAAGGAGCTGGCGGCTCAACTGAAGAGGGATCGTAAGTCCTACGCCGAACTAAGACGCAAGCTAAAACAGCGGATGCTGGAGTCGGGGCACATCGAATGCCCTGAGTGCGGCGGCGAGGGGGAATGCGAATATGAGCGATCCGTCATTGACTGGAACGATGGCGGATACTTGGAAGGGTACATGGATACCTGTGACACTTGTGAAGGAGAGGGATACCTTGTCAAAGATGAGTAAGGAATTACAGGAACTATTGAAAGTCCCAAAGGTTAAGAAGCTATCTAAATTTAGAAGCAGGGGGCGGACGATAGCCAACATAATGAAATCCGCAAAGGAGAAGGTTAAAGATGAAAAACCATATATTGAGGAGTAGAGATGGAGGTTTGACTAGTGAGTCAATCCGTCTTGTGCTTGAGCGTTGGAAACATGACGATGAATGGAACGGGATACCAGATGCGTGGGGCGAGGTTCGGGAACAGTATCGTCACATGAACGGGTTTCAGTGCCATGATGCGAGAGTCGAGGCACGGCTGGGTACTGAACATTGGGAGGAGATTCCATGGCAAGATCGCCACGCTTACAAGAACCTGTGGTAAAGAAGTTTTTAATCGCGCAGGAGGTTGTGATTTTGATGACCAACTATTACGAGGTGGAGGCAGAAACGATGGGTAAGGCTATTGCATTGATAGAACTTGACCCAACCCTGCTGCCCTCGGATGGGGATGTCGAGGGGATAGAAATCATGGGATATGAGGAAGCGGACGGACAATATGATAGTTAAATATATGGCGGCACTATTGATATGTACAGGCACAATGGATGACTGTACTTGGACATATGGAGAAAAGGCTCATGAGGAAGAGTGGCAATGCTTGTATGAAATAGCTTCATTGAAGCCAGATTACACAGAAAATAAAAGAATAAAATTTGTGGACTGCAAGCAAGTAACAAGCTATAAACATGAGTAAAGCAAATAAAATATACGATTTCACAATTACCTTATACTCAAATAAAAGCAAGGTAGTGAAGGAGGTGGTAGCGAAGCCCACCGAATTAGAAAAGGTGATTGATCTGCTTGATCAGGAAGCGAGTATACCGAGGCGAGGGGACGGTCACCACGGATATTACATCGAGGTTGAGATAAGGAGGACTAAAGATGTACAAACAACAAGTATTAGTAAACGACACACTAAACCTGCTGCGCGGAAAGTCGATACGGTACATTCTGGAGGACGGCGATCTAAGGATGATAGCCAATCTGGTAGCCGTAGTAGACGAGCTGGGACTGGAGTACGATCCAGAGGGGATGGTGTATCGAAATCCAAACATCCCAAGAGCACAACTAGCCAAGGAGCTAGAGCCGGGTCTTAATGCGCTGTTCGGAACGGAATACGCTCAAGCAGAAGCAGCCCGACTAGAAAGAAACCGCAAGGCAAGAGAAAAGTATCATGCAAAGAAAGGACAAAGAAATGAAGCCCGAAAGAGGAAGACCAAAGGTAGAAAATAAGGCAATGTTTAGAAGCGTTGGCGTTCCGATGGAAATTTATGATATGATAAGGGATCTAGCGAAAGCCGAGGAGAGAACCATTGCTAGGCAGCTAGCGGTTCTGATTAAAAATGCGCACGAGAAACATTTTCAAGCGTAACCCTGTTGCGCGACAGCTTCGAGAGCCGAGGTTCAAGAGGCAAGTCATAAAATCCAAGAAACATTATACAAGGAAGGGGCGGTCAGTCCGCCCCTTTTCACTTTGTAGTTCATTAAGTAGGATAACATGAAAGTTTTCCCTATAAAGAAAGAAGAAGCGCATCCGTGGTTGCGGAAAAAGCATTACGCAAAAAGATTGCCTATCGTGATGTTTGCTTATGGCCTTTATGTCGATAGTGTTCTTGAAGGCGTTATCACTTATGGATTGCCGCCCAGCAGACATCTTTGCATCGGAATTTGCGGTGCTGAATATGCGGATCAGGTTCTTGAATTAAATAGATTGGTTCTTAACAGCAATAAAAGAAATCAAGCCAGTTTCTTGATCGGCAATTCTCTTAAATTGTTGCCAAGACCTAAAATAGTTGTTTCTTATGCTGACACAAAAATGGGGCATCACGGTTATATTTATCAGGCGACTAATTTCATTTATTGCGGATTAAGTGAAAAAAGATTTGATCCTGTTGGATTTGATTGCACATCTGGCAAACATAGCAGAGGCAAGTGGGTAAAAGGTGGAGAAACTGTGGAGCGTCCAAGAAAACATCGCTATGTTTATTTCGCGGCTGACAAACGCCAAAAGCGCGAATACCTAAAAAATCTTAGGTACAAAATCGAAGATTACCCAAAGGGTGATAACAATAATTATGACTCATCAAGTGAAATTGAAACACAAAGGATACTGATATGACCATTTAGCGGCAACAAAAAGGTAGATTAATAAGTTCAATCTGGATGCTGTGGCTACACTAATAGTACATTTAGGGGCGGTCAACCCGCCCCTTTCATATTAAGAAACGCCTCTTAGCAAAGCAGATTCTTTTATGACTGCTTCAGCATAATTATCCCAACGACTTTGAATAATCTTTCGCTGCACATCGTTAGCTCTATATAGTTGTTTCCAAAGCTCACCGACATAATCAACTATTTCAGCCTTGTTTTTGCCATGTAGGTCTAGTTCAGCTAAAATCCTAAACTGAAAGTTTGTTTCTAAATCATCTAATTCATGCTCATAACAACTCATCGTTCTCTCCTTAATGTTAGAACAGGCTCAACTGTTCTGGTTCACGCATGATTGCGTCAATGTCTTTATGCATGATTTCGGTAAACTCAATGTCACAGAAGTTACCGCAGTCGGGCATGACATATTTCTGCTGCGCCCCTTCATGTTCCGCCAGCTCGTCCAGATATACGCCGCGAATACATGAGTTGCCTACCTCGCGCTCGGCTTCTGCCATGCGCTGAAAATATTCAGGAAAATCTTTTCGGATCTTGTTCCAGTACCCCTTACCGCCTTTGACGCAGCCGATGCAGTTATTATTGCCATAGCCTAGTTTGTACATGGCTGGACGTTCAATGCCTGCTTGCTCTAGATAGTATAGGCATTCTGGTTTGGTCAGTTTCTTTTCGATTAGAGGAAAGATAGGCTTGGCATCGGGGTATTGTTCCTTAAAACGGATAGCTCGGTTGACTTCTTTCTTGGAATACTCAAACCCAAAAACCTGTGCCTCGTAATCCATCTCTCTTTCCAAGCGTTGACGGACACGTTTCTTTAGCACCAGAGTACATCGAGCACCGCCTGGGCCGTTGACGTACTTATCTTTGGTGATCACTTCAAATTGGTTGTTATGCTTGTGAGATTTGGTGACCATAATCTCCCGACCATACCATTCCTCGCACTCCCGAATAAACCGTTCGTTGTCGGGGTGAGCCGTGTCGATATGGAAGTAGATGGGAAGGACGTTATCCTTCCCGTGTTTGTCTATCGCCAGCTTAGTCGCCACCGCACTGGTAACGCCAGCCGACCACCAAGATATGATCATTTAATCATCCGCCCGATCAAGTGGCCATCCCCCGTCTGCTGTCCCTTTCATCAAGCATTCTGCCTGTTCGCCTTGGCAGCAATCCTGAATAATACATTTACAGGAAGCACATTGTAGATGCCCGTGAACATCAATCGGGGGTAGGTGTGACCTACACCTAGGACATAACCCATGCTTCATGCGTTCCGCTATGCTGCCATCACCCCGCTCTATCATCATTCGTCTCCTCTTCTTCAATGATCTTTCTCTTTGCTTCGAGCGAAATAATATTGTCACGGCTCATTCCTCTTATAAAGTTCTCTGCAATCCCGTCTTTTAGTCCGGTTGTTTTTGTGAACTTCTCTTTAGCTTCCGCTAGTGTAAGTAAACCTTTTTTGTAATCCAAAAGGATTTCCATTGTGTTTAAGATTTTGGTGTCAGTTTCAGCCATTCTCTTGCCTCCTCTTTAAGGACTTTAGCACCTATGTCTATTTTATCACGAAGTGATTTAACAATCTTCTCATCAATCGTGCTTTCCGCAATTAAATCAATATAGGTGACAGGGTTTTTCTGACCAATACGATGACAGCGATCTTCTGACTGGATGCGAGTTTCAAGATTAAAGTCATTCGCATAATATATCACTGTATTGGCCTCGGTCAGTGTAAGGCCATAACCAGCCGTGGCTGGATTTGCTACAAAGAAACGGGCTTCACCGTTTTGGAAGCGGTCAATGGCTCGTTGCCTGTCTTCATCAGAGGTGTCCCCATAATAGGACACAACGCTCTCTTCACCGTACACTTTAGCTAAAGTAGCTACAATGGCTACTATATCATAACGGAAGCGCGACCAGATGATGATCTTACCCGAAACCTCCTCGATGCATGACATCATAGCGTCAAGACGTTGTGACGCTATTTCAATCATTTCTCCTTCGTCAGTTTTCATGTGCCCTGACAAAAGTTGTTGTAAACGCAGCATCTGGGTGATCACTTGCGGGGCGGACACTAGCTGACCGTCTTCAAGCAGTGTCATAGCTTCTTTTTGTAAGTCCTTGTACATACGGATTTGTTCCATTGTCAGAGGGACGTTGCGAACCGTGTACGTTTTTTCTGGCAGATCCAAACAATCTTTTTTCAAGACTCGAAAAGTAAACGGAGCGATCTTGTCTGTTAACTCTTCAAGGTTTCGGTAGCCGAGAACCTGTTGGAAACTGTGGTTGCCCATCGAACGCTTTTGCAGGATGGCATAGCGTCCTTGATAGGCGTAGAAGGAGTCGTAACCCAAGATGCTGGGGTCAAGAAACTGAAATTGTGAAAACAAGTCCATCGGAGATTTAGTCACGGGCGACCCTGTTAACAGCCGCCTATACTTGAACTCGGAGGATATTTTAGTCAGGGTTTTTGTGCGCTTGGCTTTGTGGTTCTTGATTGTGGTGGACTCGTCAATAGCAATCAACCCATTAGCTCCAAAATGTTTTGCGATCCACAGCCCTGCCTTTTGTCCCTTGGCGGAAGAAAAAGCCTCTACATTCATAACAAAAATCTTGACACCAGGATCCTTGGACTCAAAGAATTTCTTGACCTCTTCCTTATATGTCTTGGTATTTGTAGACCGCCAGTAGCAGACGCTATGTCTGATATCGTCTGGAAAATGTTGTGGTATCTCTTTATTGATCCAGTTACGATAGACACCCTTGGGTGCAATAATAAGAGCGAAATCTATCTGCATGGTGTTACTTAAATATGCGACACTATCAATCAAAACTTTCGATTTACCAGTGCCCATCTCCATGAAAAAACCATAGCTTTTCTGGGATAAACCGCGATTAAACGCGATAATCTGGTGTTCATATGGTTTTGTTTTGAATTTGTAGTTGACTTCCATCTATGTCCTCCTATATGTTCTATACATAGGCAAGACGGAAGCATTCGTCAAGCACTTAACTTTAACCTGAAGAGGATGTACTTGCTATGCAGCAGAACGATACAATATTTGAAGACGATGTAATGTTCGCAGACGCTGACACGCTATCTGGCGTTGATGCGGATGAGGGCAAAAAGTTATCTGGCTTAGTCCGCCAGCTTAACACAAAACAACAACAAATAGATGATACGGAACATTATCTTAAAGGACTAAAAGAAGAAAAGAGACGGATCGAGTTTGAACAGATACCAATGCTCATGGATGAAATGGGCATCGAACGTGTGGACGTTGACGGTGCTACCGTTGAGCTGAAGCCTTTTGTTTCTGCCTCGATACCTGTTGACCGTAAACAGGAGGCATATGAATGGCTTCGTGAACACGGTCACGACTCTATCATTAAGAACGACATCATCGTGTCGTTTGGACGGGGCGAGGATAATATGGCAGGAGATGTCATGTATGAACTCGAACAGAAGGGTTTTCATCCCGAACAAAAAACCCACATTCACGCAGGCACATTGAAAGCCTTTGTGAAAGAACAAGTGATTAAAGGCAACCCTATAGATCTAGATCTGTTTGGTGCTTTTGTTGCAAGAACCGCTACTGTGAAGAGGAAGTAAATCATGGCTAATGCTGTAGTAAAAAAAGAAGAGGCTGCTCTGCCAGCCGAAATGATGGATCTAATTGTTGACACCGCTGGTGAGGGGATAGACTTTGAAGCCTCCGATCTTCAAATCCCTTTCATCCGAGTCGCACAAGGCACGTCACTACAACTTAAAAAGAGTGACAGTAAATATATGCCTGACCTGCGTCAGGGTGATATCTACAACACCGTAAGTGGTCAAATCTGGGATGGGGAAGAAGGTATTACCGTAATACCTTGCTATCAAACAACTTCATACCCAGAGTTCTATCCAGAGTCTCAAGGTGGTGGATATGTTGGTAATCGCTCACCCGATGATCCCGATCTACAAAGAACCGAGAGGAAAGGTGCTAAAGAGTTCTTACCGAATGGCAATGAAGTCATAAAGACCGACCAATACTATTCCTTAATTTTGGGTGAAGATGGTGACTTCAACCCTGCCATTGTAGATTTCAAGTCTACAGGTTTGAAGGTTAGCCGCCGTTGGAAAACACAAATGACGATGCAAAAAATAAAGGATAGTAAGGGGGTCATGAGAATACCTGCATTATTCTCAACCATTTGGAAGCTTACAGTAGTCGAGGAGTCAAAGACAGTAGATGGCTCTTTGCGGACTTGGGACAATTGGCATGTTGAAAAAGTTGGCTTTGTTCAGGATCGCAAGCTACTGGATGCCGCAATTAAATTCCGCAAGTCAGTCGAGAAGGGAGAGGCAAAAGCGGTATCGGAAGAGTCTCCGACAGTTAAATCTCCTGCACAACAAATGCCGGGTGACGATGACGTGCCGTTCTAATTGACTTGTGGTTGGTGGGGGCACTTTGGGTTGAGGTGCTCCCACTTTTTTTGCGGAGATAATAATGGATTTAATTGATCGCTTTGCTGCTTCTTTTGAAGGTTCTAGAGTAGCACACGGTCAAACAACGGTTGGAAGTGTACGCAAAAACGGTAAGACAGATGCTAAAAGTTACATTGTTCGAGAGCCATTAACAAAAGAGTTGGTTGCAGGTCATTTAGATGGAAGCCATGGTGTAGGAGCCATACCGATCAATGACCAGAACATGTGTAAGTTTGGAGCGTTGGATATTGATACTTATCCGATAGATCACAAAGCTATTGTAAAAAAATGCCGTAAGATGAAGATACCACTTGTTGTTTGCCGATCTAAATCAGGGGGAGCGCACCTTTTCCTTTTTACAAAGGATTGGATAAGTGCCACGGATATCCGCGACCATTTGATGGAGTTCGCCGCTGTGCTTGGCTTTGGTGGCTGTGAGGTTTTCCCGAAACAAAATAAAATACTTGCGGAACGTGGGGATGTAGGCAACTTCATTAACCTGCCTTACTTTGATTCTAAAAACACGTTGCGATATGCAATAAACGAAAAGGGTGACGAGCTTTCTTTTGATGAGTTCTTGGATCATGTTGATGACATGAAAACCACACTAGAGGACTTACGGAAGCTGACATTTGTATCAGAGGACAAAGAGCTTCGTGAGATGCCCCCCTGCTTGCGGATTATGTTTTCTACTATGGTGCCAGATGGCACTCGTAATAAGGTTATGTTTCATGCTGGTGTGACCGCGAAGATGATGTACCCAGATAACTGGGAACAAGCGTTGGAGCGGTGGAACCAAAAGTATTGTAAGCCAGCTCTTCCTGCTTCAGAAATTGTTACGATAGTCAATCAGCACAAGAAAAAAGACTATGGGTATCTTTGTAAAGAAGAACCGATGTGCAGCCACTGTGATGTCGCTGCGTGTCGTGAGGCTAAATATGGCGTAGGTAAAAACGATACCATGCCAACGATTAGTGGGCTGACCATTCAGAAGTCTGAACCTAGGCTGTTTTTTATGGACGTGGATGGCAAGCGGTTGGAGTTGTCTACAGAGCAACTACAAATACCTCTGCAGTTTCAGAGAGCCTGTATAGAGCAACTAGATATGATGCCGCCAATTATGAAGTCCGCTGATTGGCAAGCATATATCAACTCTTTGTTGCAGGATGCTATGACAATTGAAGTCCCGAAAGAATTGACTTTGAGAGGTCAGTTTGAGGAACTTCTAGAAACCTACTGTACCAGTCGTATCCGTGCTCGTTCTCCGCAGGAGATAATACTGGGTAAGCCTTGGTCAGAAAATGATATGACGATGTTTACTCTGAAAGGTTTGATGGACTTTTTATCAAACAGGGGTTTCAAAGAATTGAAACGTCCACAAATCCAACAGAGATTAAAAGATTTGAACGGAGGGAATGAGTGCAACTCATTCTACAGGTTCAAAGACGAGGACACGGGGCAATGGAAAACTATCCGTGTGTGGCATGTGCCACAATTTGACAACAACGAAATCGAACTACCGAAAAAGGAGACTTTAGATGACGTACCGTTCTGATAACGAGTATATCAAGGTGGGTGAGGTGTCTCGTTGGCTAGGGGTTGCTCGATCCACTATTTATAGATGGACAGAAGAAGGGCATTTCCCGAAACCTATAGTGTTGGGTCCTGAGAAGGATAAGAACAGCACAACAAGGTGGCTGAAAACAGACATCGAGCAATGGCTCAGTACTCGTCCACGAGAAAAACAAGATGGCTAAAGAGACGCTTATATTTGGACCACCTGGCTGCGGAAAGACACACACGATGATCAACATCGTGCGGCAAGAGTTGGCTAATGGCACACCACCAGACAGGATCGGTTTTGTGTCGTTCTCTAGAAAGTCTATCGAAGAGGCGAGAAGCAGGGCTGGAGCAGAACTCAATCTCGGTGAAAAGGATCTGCCTTGGTTCAAGACACTACATTCAATCGGGTTCAACTGGCTTGGCATGAAGCCTGCCGAAACGATTGGAGCGGGTGACTTTAAGCTACTCGGCAACATTTTGGGGATGGCTTTTGATAGCGGCACGGCTCAAGGGTTTGAAGAGGGCATGATTCCTTTGTCTCAAAAGGAAGGCAATCGTTACCTTGAGGTCATAGCTAGAGCTAAATTAAAATGTGTTTCGTTAGGGCAAGAGTATAACGATAGATCAGACTACGATCTTCATTGGAGTATGCTTAAACATTTAAATGAAACATATGCCATGTATAAATCGGAGCAGGGAAAGTTTGACTATACTGACATGGTTGAACTCTTTGTTAAACAGGGGACGGCTCCAAGATTAGATGTCCTGATTGTGGATGAAGCACAAGACCTAACACCACTACAGTGGAAGCAGGTAGAGGTGCTAAAGCAAACGGCTCAAAGGGTTTGGTATGCAGGTGACGATGACCAGTGTATTCATCGCTGGAACGGTGTTGACTTAGGTAGTTTCATGAACGCTTGTGACAACAAGCAGGTGTTGGGGCAGAGTTACCGAGTGCCGAGAAGCGTGTTTCAACTAGCCAATCGGATTGTCAACAGGATCGGTTATCGGCATCCAAAAGACTGGAAGCCGCGAGAAGAAGATGGCAACGTAGATTTTTCTCTTCATTGGTATGACGTTGATATTGACGAGGGTTCGTGGACGATTATGGCGCGGACAAACAGGTCATTGAATATCGTCCAAAGCCTACTCAAGGAAGAGGGATACTTTTACGAAAGGTATGGCAATACCAGCTTCTCTCAAAAAGATTTACGAGCCATGCGTACATGGGACTTGCTTCTAGAGGGTAAAAACATCGGGGTAAAAGAATGCAAAGAGATGTATGAACGTATGCCGAAGCAGGGCGATAGAGCATTGCTGAAGCGCGGTGCAACGAAGACATTTGATGCGGTAGACCCAGACGGATTCCACAACTACGACAGTCTTGTGTCAGAACACGGACTGTTAGCTAGTAGAGATGTAGATGCCGCCACGGTGGTGGACTTATCTAAAGAGGACAGGTATTATTTATCCGCTATCAAGAGACGCGGAGAAAGCCTTGATAAACCAAGAATAAAACTGTCTACCATTCATCGGATGAAAGGGGGCGAGGATGACAATATTCTTTTACTTACGGACTCATCGTATCCTGCGATGAAGAACCCTGACCAAGATGATGAGCATCGTGTGTTCTATACAGCAGTCACTAGAGCGCGTAAAAACTTACACATCGTACAATCCAACTCAAAGTATAGGTATGAGATATGAAACGTGACGAAATTCTAGATGTAGCTAAAGGACTAATTAACGGTGCAAGGGCTAAAGCCTACGGTGATGCCCACGAAAACCACGAACGCATAGCCAAGATGTGGTCTGTTATTCTGGATAAAGAGGTGTCGGTGTCTCAGGTCTACCAGTGCATGGTAGCTGTAAAACTAGCACGGCTTATCGTGACTCCCGAACATGAGGACAGTTGGGTAGATGTTTGCGGTTATGGTGCTCTAGGAGGGGAAAAGAATGGCGAGTAAGAAGGAAAAAAGTCAACTAAGTTTTCTTAATCGCATGGATCTGGATACCATCGAGCAGGACTGGTTACCACCAGAGGTGTTTCCTGACCTGACCAGAAGCGAATATATCGCTATCGACTTGGAAACCAATGACCCAAACCTGACAACACTAGGCCCAGGCTGGGCTAGAGGTGATGGATTTATTGTCGGTATCGCTATCGCGGCTGGGGACTTTGTTGGCTATTATCCTATTGCTCACGAGGGCGGGGGCAACATTCCTTTGAAGAAGGTGATGACATGGCTCAAAGACCAGTTAGCCACGCCTAAAATACCAAAGATAATGCACAACGCCACCTATGACGCTGGCTGGTTGCGATGGGCAGGAGTCAAGATTCAAGGGACAATAATCGACACTATGGTAGCGGCTCCGCTTATTAACGAGAACCGCTTTAGCTATAGCCTCAACAACTTAGCAAAAGATTACCTAGATGAGCGTAAGGACGAGAAGACACTTAGGGCAGCGGCTCTTGACCACGGCTTTGATCCGAAGGCGGAGATGTGGCGACTGAACTCACGGTTCGTGGGGGCATATGCCGAGAAGGACGCTGAACTGACATTGAAACTCTGGAACAGGTTTAAGGTAGAACTTCAGCAACAAAGCCTCATGACGGTGTTTGACATGGAAACAGCGTTGATCCCTGTTATGCTCGATATGCGAGAGGCAGGAGTCAAGGTTAATTTAGACGGTGCCGAGCAAGCAAAGACAGCATTGATTTCAGCAAAGAAAAATCTTGTAGCTGAGATCAAGCATGAGACAGGTTTACAGGTAGAACCGTGGGTATCAACATCTGTTGCCAAAGTATTCGATTATTATAATCTTCATTATAATAGAACGGAAGGAAACGGACAGCCGTCCTTTACCAAAGCCTTCCTACAAGCCTCACCGCATCCTGTCGCGGCAAAGATCCTGCGCTTGCGTGAACTAGATAAGGCAAGCAACACTTTTGTGGACAACATCCTAAAGTTCTCGCATAACGGACGCATTCACTGTGAATTTCATCAGCTCCGTTCGGATGATGGCGGCACGGTAACAGGACGTTTCAGTTCCAGTAACCCAAACCTGCAACAACTTCCAGCACGAGATCCGGAGATTAAGTCGCTGATCCGTGGGTTATTTGTACCAGACGATGATTGCAAGTGGGGTAGCTTTGACTATTCGAGTCAGGAGCCAAGGCTCTTGGTTCACTACTGCGCGTCCTTGGGAGAAGACCATAGGCATCCTGTTATTGACTCAGTGGTTGAGGAGTATCACAAGGGTGATGCCGACTTCCACCAAATGGTAGCTGACATGGCTGGGATTAGTCGTAAGCAAGCAAAGACAGTAAACCTAGGTATTATGTACGGCATGGGCGTAGGTAAACTATCCCACACAATGGACATAAGCAAAGATGCCGCTAAAGAGTTGCTTGCAAACTACCACTCAAAGGTGCCTTTCGTAAAAGGTTTAGCAGACATGGTGTCACAAAGAGCACAAAAGTTTGGGCAAATCCGAACTATGTCCGGTAGGTTGTGCCGCTTTGACATGTGGGAGCCGAAGACATTTGGCTATAACAAACCCATGAAAAGGGAAGAGGCAGAGAAAGAATACGGTCACATCCTGCAACGAGCATTCACATACAAAGCATTGAACAGGCTTATTCAGGGTTCAGCGGCTGACCAGACCAAGACAGCGATGGTTGAGTGCTATAAGGAAGGGTTAGTTCCACTGCTTACTGTGCATGACGAACTCTGCTTCAACGTAGAAAGCGAGAGTCAAGCAGCGAGAATCACAGAGATAATGGAAACCTGCATGGAACTGAAAGTGCCAAGTAAGGTGGATCAGGAGTTAGGGGACAATTGGGGAGAAGTAGGTTAAGCACCTGTCCCATGTCTTGAGGCATAGGTTTGGGTCATCAAACTTGTTTGGAGCTATCCTTTTTGTTTTTGCTCCATGAAGCCGCTCTCGCGGAAAGAACATAACCTGTTCATGCTCGATAGCAACTAACGCTATAATATCACAATCTGCATCAGTAAGGTGCCGCTTCTGCTTACCGCCCACGGCAAGATTGAACTGGTAGCCCTTGTTTCTGCTTGGGCCGTTATTTTTCAATGTGCTTGATTTAACTTGGACACGAAAAAGCCTATCATTATGATAGGCTATAATATCGGTTGCTTCAAAGTTTACGATTTGGCATCGGATGCCGTCTTTCAGCATTCTAAGTGCACAGATGTATTCGCCAATCTTCCCTCGATCTAGCGACTGTGTCTGCATCAGTTGTCTGTAGCCAAAGCTCTCATACGTTCCACTAAACGTGCGCTGCGATTTGGTACCTGAGAATACCACCTCGAATCGACCATCTCATCTGCTGCTTTATTCCAGTCTCTTGCATCAACACCGCGCTTCATCCCGCGAAACTTTGACAAGCGGGGTAGCCCCATATTTAACATCATATTAGCAATGATTAGCTGAACTTCCTCTGGAAGCTCGTAGAAGTCATCATATAGCGTCAAGCAATCACCAAGCGTGATCTTGATATCTTCC